CTCCGAAGGGTGATAAGTGGGGAACTGCGGACGATCTGCGTGCAGCCGAATGGATGTTTGATGTTGTCAGGTCTATCGACCCATCTGCTAAAAAGCCCTCTTTCGCCGGGTGGGCAAATGACATCAGGCTGATGCGGGAGAAAGACGGTCGCGACCATCGTGATATGTGCAGCTTGTTCAGGTGGGCAAGCCAGGACAACTTCTGGTGTGGCAACGTCCTGTGTCCTGCCAAGCTTCGTGAAAAGTGGACGCAGTTGGCTATCAAGCGAGACAAGTCCAAGCCTGGAGGGAGCGGCTCAGTGCTCGACTTTAACAACACAGACTGGATAAACGGGGTATCGGTATGAGAAATATCGTCACAGCCATTCAGAACCGTGATGGAAAATCACTTCAGCAGATGTACGCAACCGAGAAGCCTAAGCAGGCTGTACCGGAACAGGCAGCGCAGGTCTTTAACGAATTATTCCGCCAGCTCAGAGCCGCATTTCCGGCCATGATGGCAGGCATCAAAGACCAGTCCGATCTGAACGAGCTGAGAAAGCAATGGGTGATGGCGTTTGCGGAGAATGGAATTCACAGCATGGCGCAGGTTGACGCCGGGATGCGCATCGCTCGGCAGCAGGAAACACCATTTCTCCCGTCGCCTGGGCAATTCATCGCTTGGTGCAAGCAAGGTGAAATCAGGGCGGCCGGACTTCCTGATATCGATGAGCTTTACCGCATGGTCATGAAGCACAGTCGCGACCGTGGTTATCACAGTTCAGCAGAAGCTTACCCCTGGGAATCTCCGGCATGTTTCTGGATGGTAACTGCTCTATACAACCAGATGCGATCGCAAAACCTTACTGAAGCAGAACTCAGAAAGCGTTGCGGCAATGAGCTGAAGAACATGTCGCGCAGGATTGAGTCTGGTGAATTAATACCAGCGCCGGTAGTTCAGATTCCAAAACTGCATATACCGGTAAGCAACGAGAAAGGCCTGGATAAAATAGCTGAAATCCGCGCCAAACTTGGACTAGTTAAGCGAGGTCAATCATGACTACTACCAGACAACGCATACACACCTACATCTCAAAACATCCCAACTCCTCAGTAAACGAAATAGCCGCAGCGATAGGCGTAACTCGCAGCTGCGTTAGCCCTCAGGTATCGAACCTGTTTCGTGATGGCCTGCTGACACGTAGCGTATTCAATCAGGGCTATCGTTACGCGGCCATTGGAACAATTACTGAGCCAGCCTCAGCCCCGGCAATGCACATGAGCGAGGGTATGGCGCTGTTTAATAGATTGTTGAGAGGTGTTCGGACATGATTGCTGCTAACTACACAGCGCATTTTTATTGCGACTGCGAAAACTGCAATTGCCGACCTTTTCAGGCGCCAGAGTCTGGTGAGTACGTTGGTAATTCGTGGTCGCAGGTGGCAAAAGAGGCCCGCAAAGATGGTTGGCGAATAAGTAAAAACCGCGAACGCGCCTATGCACCCGGACACAAAATCAACAGGCATATCGAATAACAGGCTCGCAAACCGCGGGCCTTAATTTTATGGAGGATTTATGACAAACGAAACACCAAAGCTTGATGAAGAGCGGGCGAAGTTTGAAGCGTGGTGCGAGAGCAAGGGGCATAGGCTGGAGAAGGATAGGCGGGGAGGGTATGTGTTTGCCTATACAGCAACTGTCTGGGTTGGATGGCTGGCTCGCGCACAACTGGAGACATCATCATGAGCTACGAAACTTTCGTAGGTCTGTTATTCATGCTCGCAGAAACAGTGTTTGGCCTGTTGATTATGGCAGCTGGAATGCTGGCTCTGTGTTCAATTTTCGGCAGCAAGAAGGAAGGGAAGAATGGATAGCCGGCAGCAGTTTGAAGAAGCATTTGAAGATTTGTCCGGGTGGGAATTTAACGAGCATCCAAACAGGTCTTACTGTGATGATCTGCTCGAAATTTGAGAAAAAGCATGGGAAGCCAGTCGCGCTGCAATCGTCGTAGATACAGGCTATCTGCTTGGCGATGGAGACAACGAAGACAACGAAGACAGCGACTACACGCTCGGCTTTAATCAAGGCATAACAAAGGCAGACAAGGCCATCCGTGCAGCTGGGATAACCGTTAAAGGAGATAGCTGATGTATCCACGAAGCGTATTCAGAAACGAAATGGCATCAATATTAATCAAGCAATATTCAATGTCTGAAAAATCACTGCCAGCGGTGGCTAAGTGGGCCGACTGGGATGATTTGTTTGATGTTGGTTACCGAGCCGCTAACTCCGGTGAGGCATTCCAGGAATGGCTACGTTGCCAATAGGAGGCATCCATGACAGCCACAATCCACCAACTACGACCTGACTATACCCGCCGCGCTTTTGATTTAATCGACTCTCTCCACGAAACAGGACTAAGCAACCATCAGCGAGAAATCGTTGAGGCGGCGCTGTCGTGTCTGGAGAAAGCTATCGAGGTGAACAATGGAGATTCCGAAGGAAGGCCTACGCCTGCATAAATCTAACTTTCAGGCTATCGGTAATCAGCTCATGCCATTCCTTGAAAATGGTGATTGCTACCGATTAATCATAAAGCCCTGGAAAGACAAACGAAGCCTCTCACAAAACGCTCTCAGCCACGTCTGGTATGAACACATCAGCAAATACCTCATCAAGGCAGGCCGCCACCATTGCAACGCCAAATGGGTTAAGCACAACCTCAAAGCCACATATCTCGGTTTTGAAGATGTCGCCTATACCGATTTTGTCACAGGCGAAGTAACGGCCACGCAAGAGCTAAAACACACCTCAGATTTAGACACTGGCGATATGCATTACTTCATGATGCGTATTGAATCGTGGGCTGCACAGTTCGGCCTGATACTGCCAAATCCAGAGGATGGCGAGTACTTCAAGCTTCAGCGCAAACAGGAAGAATAATGACGCTTAAATCAAACACACTGGCATCCGACAAGGATTGCTGGGCCACTCCACTATGGGTATTCGATGCCCTCGATATTGAGTTTGGATTCTGGCTTGATGCCGCTGCCAGTCACCACAATGCACTATGCGCCCACCACCTGACCGAGCAAGACGATGCGCTTAATTCAGCGTGGAATTCGCACGGAGCAATTTGGTGTAACCCGCCTTATTCAAATATCAGGCCATGGGTAGAGAAGGCCGCAGAACAATGCGACCAACAACGCCGCGCTATCGTGATGCTAGTTCCAGAAGATATGTCTGTCGGCTGGTTCAGCAAGGCGCTTGAAACGGTAGACGAGGTTCGAGTGGTCACTGACGGGCGGATCAATTTTATCAATGCGACCACAGGGAAAGAACAGAAGGGCAATAGCAAGGGTTCGATGTTTCTAATCTGGCGGCCGTTCATCGCTCCACGCCGAATGTTCACCACCATTCCTAAGCAATCGCTGATGGTTATGGGCAACAGAGTGAGGGAGGCTGCATGAAATGAAGCGCACATGGTTTCGCCACCACGACCTCACCACCACCGAAGCAGACGAACTCATTCAACGCTACACCCTCCGCAACGTACAAACCCAAAAGACATTAAGCGCCGACCCTAGGTATTGGGTGGTTTCGGCATTACTGCCCGAGGGACGAACGGAGCCGAGGACGAGCACCATTTATCAACAAAGGATATTTTTATGACCGATTATTCACAGATGAGTGACCAGCTAATTAATATCGCGGTTGCTGAAGCAATAGACCCAGGTAGACAGGTAATAGAGAGCAAAAGTCGACCTCCAGCCGCGTGCATTATCGGTAGCCCAGGGCAGTGGGTTGACTACTGCAATAACCCCGCAGATGCATGGCCGATTATTACTCAAAACCTAATCAGCATTGATCCTGATTACGAATTTATTGATATATCAGAAGAGCAGGTATTCCCCTCTGGCCTTTGGATTTCTGAATATACGAATGGAAGAGGTCTTTTCTTGCGACATGCTGACGAATCCCCCCTGCGAGCGGCAATGATTATCTTCTTAAAGATGAAGGATGCTGAGAGTGCTAACCCCATCTGAAATAAGCGCCTACCAGCAGCAGAGCAACGCAGCAGCAGGATATTGCGCAGCATGTACAAAGCCACTCAACAACGAGACGTATGTATGTGATGAGTGCGCTCATGAGGCGTATGTAGAAACCGATCCCCACGGAGTAATGCGAGATGACAAACTTGCGGAAAGAGGCCCGAGGCCGTGAATGCCAGGTCAGAATTCCTGGAGTATGTAACGGTAACGCAGAAACCTCAGTCTTAGCCCATATCCGGCTGCCTGGCTTATGCGGCACCGGAATCAAACCTCCCGACCTGATCGCCACTGTTGCCTGTTCAGCATGCCACGACGAGATTGACCGCCGTACGCACGTTGTAGATGCCGAGTATGCAAAAGAGTGTGCGCTTGAGGGAATGGCGAGAACACAGGTCATCTGGTTGAAAGAGGGGTTGGTGAAGACATGAACGAGTATCGAATTACATTACCGTGGCCGCCCGGAAACAATCACCTATTCTCAGTATTCCGGGGTCGAAAGATAAAGAGCAAGAAGGGAAGGGAATACACCACCGCAGTAACTCAGCAAATCACCGAAGCAAATCAGCAGTACCACCTGGCTGGCAAAATCAAAGTAAAAATCTTCGCATATCCACCTACACGCGCCCGGCGTGACCTCGACAACCTTTTCAAAGCACCACTCGACTCGCTCACCCACGCAGGCGTCATTGCTGACGACAGTCTGATTGATGACGTGCGCATGGTTCGCTGCGAAGTGGTAAAGGGCGGCAGGCTGGAAGTAATCATTACTGAACTGGAGGCAGCATGAGAAAGGTCGATGCCATTTACCATTTGCCCGCCATTGTCGATGAAGCTCATCTTCGCCGAACCTGGAAATACCCGAAGAAGTCCATCACTAAAAAACAACAAGCCTGGGTTCACTACATGCTTGCTGTGTGGGGGAGGGTAAACCGAGGGGATGATTCTCCCGCTGGCGCAATTAACATCATCGGGAGATTGATGATTCGCAGCCAGTGGAGCGCTGACAAAGGAGAGCAAATCGAAGGGGTGGTTAAGTATCTCTACAGCGAAGAAGGCGGTGGCTTGCGAGGTGAAGAGTTATATCGCAAAGCCCGCGACCTGGTTATACCTCAATCCTCCTTAAGCAACATCATCGCTCTCGCCAAAGAATCTGATGATGCTGCTTTTGTGGAACGAGTTCTCTGCAAAACCATTAACCGAGACAGCCCCGTTCGTGATGTAGCCATTAAACAATACTGCGAGTGCAAATGCCCGCAAGACATTGCGAAGCTAATCAGCTATCGCACAGGAATGGATATTCAGGCCTCTCGCCGACGGGTGGTTTGGTGCTCAAAGATACTTGACGAGGAAATGTTTTATGCACTTAAGCGAGGGATGGAGAGTGAAAATTCTCTAATTGCGGCCTAAAGGGAAAAATATTTCCACAATGAGTTGATTTCGCGAAATGAAAGTGTATATTTCTATATATGCTCGGGAGCAATAGCGAAAGAGCGCGGTGATTCAGAAATAAAGAGGCGGCACCTGAATCACCGATACCGCCTAGTTGGTAACTTCGGCCCGATAATTGGTCTGGAACTCCAACCATTGCAGGCTGAGAGGTTTGCATACGAAGCCCTGAGTTAATAGATCGGGGATTTTTGCATTTCTGGGTCACGCTCCATTCTCAGGAGCGGAACGGCGCGGGCTATAAAGAATGTGGCCGACAACAATCCAGTCATCGTTAATCCATTTTGTTACCTGCTGCGGTAGAACCTCCATGCGGCGGGCGAACTCAGCTTTGTTGCCAGCGAAGTACAGGTTGATGTATTCGGTGAGACTCATATCTTTACTCCGCAATAATTTGTGGGTTTACGATTAAATAGCTGGTTCCGTGCTCATCTTCCATTTCAACGGCATCAAAACCGAGATGGGCGGCCACGCGGCCACGCAAACGCTGCATTTCCCATGAAGCTGCGGCGAATTCGTCAGCGCAAGATCGGGGAGTGAGGTAGTCGGCATACTCTGCGTCACATTCATCATCAGCAATTGCGTTAGCCAGTGAGTTGATAGTTTCTTCGTCAGCTTCAATTTCTGACGCCAGGAAAGTCACAACTTCATCAATGCGAGAGTTCAAGTCTTCGTTATCAGCGATGTTGCTCACGTTATATGCATGAACAAAGTCGCCATGTGAGCCAGCCACATCAGCATCAGCACAAGCAAATATCCCATCAAACACATTGTCACCGGACATAGCAAACTCACCGATTTTGATAACTGGTGCAGTCTTGCTGTTTGAGCCGTGGAAGAGTTTCATTTCTATTTCCTCAATGTGTTTTCGATATTAATAGTATCATCAAAAAATGATTATACACAAGAAGTATTTCTTCCCTTTTAGCGCCAATCATCCAGCAATCACTTTCACTCATAGATAACGTGCCGTGGCATGAGTGGCGCTTTCCCAACTACACAGAACAGCACCCGCAACTAGCGAGGTGAGAGATATGCGTATGCCAAATAAAGACCCCGGCTCATATGGGTTGCTCGTGTGGGTGCTCATAGCTGCAATGTCTATTTATGGCGGCTTTGTGAAGTACATCATCGACACCAAAACAAATAAAACTGCATGGAGCTGGGTGGCTGCTTTCGCTCAGGTTGCTGTATCTGGATTTGCCGGGCTGATTGGTGGGCTTATCAGCATCGAATCGGGCCTGAGTATCTACTATGTGCTCGTAGTATCCGGAATGTCCGGGACAATGGGTAGCGTGGCGCTCAGCTTCTTCTGGGAACGAATCACGGGTATCAGAAATGCAAATCAGCAATAACGGCATCAACCTCATCAAGCAGTTTGAAGGATGCAAGCTACAGGCGTATCAGGACAGCGTCGGCGTCTGGACGATCGGCTACGGATGGACTCAGCCAGTGGAAGGTAAGCCTGTTGCAAAAGGCATGGCCATCACGCAGCAGAAAGCCAACATCCTGCTTACTGAGGGTATTTCTCAGTACGAGAAGGGCGTAACTAATCTAGTGACCGTTCCGGTTAATCAAAACCAGTTCGATTCCCTCGTCGACTTCGCCTACAACCTCGGTGTTAATGCGCTGAAAGGCTCGACACTGCTGAAGAAGCTGAATGCCGGTGACTATGCTGGGGCGGCTGCGGAATTTCCAAAGTGGAACAAGGCTGGCGGTAAAGAGTTAGCGGGACTGACGCGCAGGCGCGAGGCGGAGAAATCTCTGTTCCTGTCATGATATGGAAAACTTTAGAAGCAAACTGGCGAATCATCGTAGCCGCAATGCTCATTGCACTACTTGTCGTCACAGCCAAGATAGCCCGCAGCAACTATGACCGCGCCCTGTTAGCAGAGAATGAGCTAAAGCTATCGCAGTTAACGGTTAAAGACATGCAGACTCGCCAGCGTGACGTTGCAGCTCTCGACACCAAATACACGCAGGAACTTGCCGATGCGAATGCTGAAAATGCTGCTTTGCAGCGCAAGCTTGATAATGGTGGTCGGGTGCTCGTCAAAGGCCGCTGTTCAGTGCCAGCCCAGTCCAGCACCTCCAGCGTGGATGATGACAGCACCGTCGAACTCTCTTCAGTTGCTGGACGAAACGTTCTCGGTATCAGATCCGGAATCAAACAAGATCAGTCAGCCCTGAGAGGCTTGCAGGACTACATCCGGCAGCAGTGCCTTAAATGAATCTTCATACTTCAATAGCACACCCCAGCCGCAGGTGGGGCTAATAACAGCGGCAGCCACCGAGAGATGAACCTCCAGCCTACAACCGGCTAAATAGATTCTTTGCGATGGCGGACAGCGGGAAAGACAGCATTTATAAAACTCCGAAAATCGGCCTTTCGGGTGCTATTTGCAGAGTTTTATATAAGTTTAATGCGTAGTCCGTATCAAGGATGTCAGGGCTGATACATAACAACCCAGCAGGAAATTCCAAATATGGCAGAAATTATCCAGGTTACAGAAATTAATGAGATGAACTTGTCCATCTTTCGTCTTGTAATGCGCGACACGGCTGCAGCCAAAAAAGCAATCGCATTTGTCGCAGGCGATAAGCTAAAGCTGGAACTGTTTATTGACGGATACACGCTTGCAACGGGTGAGACCGGAGTTGTAGCCAGAACAGACAAGGCAATTCAAATCGCCACTGAAGCGATGGCGCTTTTCCAATAAGAACAGGAGATAGTCGATGATCACTCAACCGTGGCCAACATATTCAGATGCCAGCGGCGCATTTGTTCGTGGCTTACCAATTAAGACCTTGACGCAGGCGGTGGATGGTTCAGCAGTAGCAGCCTTTGATGGGCCATATCCTGACCAGTATCTGTCTGCTCTGTTCATGTCGACGTTTAAGCCGGTAGTGACAGGATACGTATTCCAGAGTCAATACGGTGAACTGCTGTACATGACCAAAACAGCATTCGAAGCCCAGTACACAGCAACCAGTACGCCGATCGCATGGGGTTCTGTAACGGGTAAGCCGTCAACATTCGCACCAGTAATCGGTACTACCGCAACTACAGCGATGGCAGGGAACAAAGTGCCAACAACTACAGATCGCGGAGGCGTACTTCAGCAGGCAGCAATTACCGCGCTCACCGACTCATCCGGTGGCACATCTGGCGGCAATACAGTTGCGGCCGTACCTGCAGCAACCGCGGCAACAACTGACGCTACGGCTGCATCACTGACGTCAACCAATGCGGCTATCACGGCAATCAAAAATGACTTTGCCACTCTGTCAGCTAAGTACAACGCTTTGTTGGCTGCCGTGAAAGCATCAGGCGTGACAGCATAACCAATTACACAGCCTATTCACTGAGTGGGCTGGATAATGAGTTAACGAGGATAGAGAGATGGCAGCACCGAAGGGTAACCGATTCTGGGAGGCCCGCAGTAGTCATGGGCGAAACCCAATATTTGGTTCACCTGATGAGCTGTGGTCAGCATGCGCAGAATACTTTGACTGGATAGAAGATAACCCTCTTTACGAGACAAAGGCTTTTGCATTCCAGGGGGCGGTGACACAAGAAGCTATTCCGAAGATGCGAGCAATGACCATTATTGGCCTGTGCCTGTTCCTCGATATAGACCGATCTACGTGGTACGCGCTTAAATCGAAAGAAGGCTTTTCCGACATCACGACGCGAGCGGAAGAGGTTATTTACAACCAGAAGTTCTCGGGCGCAGCTGCCGACCTGCTAAACGCCAACATCATTGCCCGTGACCTGGGCCTCAAAGAGCAGTCGCAAGTTGAAGACGTGACACCTGATAAGGGAGATCGCGATAAGCGCCGCTCTCGGATTAAGGAGTTATTCAACCGTGGAACTGGACGCGATTCTTGATGAGCTGACAGAAGACGAGCAGATAGAACTGCTTGAGCTTCTGGAGGAAGAGAACAACTACCGCAATACCCATCAGCTTTACGACTTCACACCATATGGAAAGCAGCGCGAATTTATTGACGCAGGCGGAGAATATCCAGAGCGCTGCTTCATGGCTGGTAACCAGCTAGGTAAGTCATACACTGGTGGGGCTGAGGTGGCATTCCATTTAACCGGTCGCTACCCCGGCACAGCAGGATATCCGAGTGATGGCGAGTATAGCGGGCAGTGGGAAGGGAAGAGATTTTTCGAGCCGGTCGTGTTCTGGGTTGGTGGCGAGACTAACGAAACCGTCACAAAGACCACGCAGCGTATTCTCTGTGGGCGTATCGAAGAAAATGATGAGCCTGGCTACGGTTCAATTCCTAAAGAGGACATCATCAGCTGGAAGAAGTCACCATTCTTCCCGAACCTTGTCGATCACCTCCTGGTAAAACACCATAACGCAGATGGAGTAGAAGATGGCATTTCCATCTGCTATTTCAAGCCATATTCACAAGGCCGAGCCCGCTGGCAAGGCGACACAATCCACGGCGTCTGGTTTGATGAAGAACCGCCGTATAGCATCTACGGCGAGGGGTTGACTCGTACTAACAAGTACGGCCAGTTCTCAATGCTGACGTTTACTCCTCTGATGGGTATGTCAGATGTCGTAACTAAGTTCATAAAGAACCCGAGCAAGGCGCAGAAGGTTGTCACAATGACAATCTACGACGCCGATCACTATAGCGATGAGCAGAAAGAGCAAATCGTCGCATCATATCCAGAGCATGAACGTGAAGCTCGCGCCCGCGGCATCCCAACCATGGGTAGTGGACGCATCTTCCAGATACCGGAAGAAACCATTAAGTGCCAGCCGTTCGAATGTCCTGACCACTTCTACGTTATCAATGCAATGGACTTTGGCTGGGACCACCCGCAAGCACAGATACAACTGTGGTGGGATAAGGATGCAGACACATTCTATCTAACCAGAACATGGAAAAAGAAAGAGCAAACAGCGGTTCAGGCGTGGGGAGCGGTAAAGCCCTGGGCAAGCAAAATCCCTACAGCATGGCCGCATGATGGACATCAGCATGAGAAAGGTGGCGGAGAGCAACTGAAGCAGCAATATGCAGACGCTGGATTCATGATGCTATCTGACCATGCAACGTGGCCTGATGGCGGAAATGCTGTTGAGCCTGGAATTAACGAGATCAGAGACCTGATGCTTGATGGTCGATTCAAGGTCTTCAACACCTGCGAGCCATTCTTTGAAGAATTCCGCCTCTATCACAGAGATGAAAACGGCAAGATCGTCAAATTGAATGATGACGTTCTTTCTGCTGTTCGATATGGCTACATGATGCGCCGATTCGCGAAAATGATGCGTGACATTAAAACGCCAAGAGAAAAGAAAATACCGGCCCCAATTAAACCAGTCGTACGGAGAAGATAATGGCCTACAATGAACGACTCAATTCCATCCTGTGTAAGTTCGACGCAGACTGGATGGCGAGCGATGAAGCCAGAACCGAAGCGACAAACGACCTGTACTTTAGCCGGGTGTCGCAATGGGATGACTGGCTATCAGATTACACTACGCTTCAATACCGTGGTCAGTTCGATGTAGTGCGTCCCGTTGTGCGTAAGCTTGTTGCTGAGATGCGTCGTAATCCTGTTGATGTACTGTTCAGGCCAAAAGACGGAGCAGACCCAAACAGCGCAGATGTGCTCATGGGCATGTACCGCACAGACATGCGCCACAATACAGCAAAGATATCGGTAAACATCGCAGTTCGTGAGCAGATTGAAGCTGGGATTGGCGCATGGCGATTAATCACAGAATACGAAGACCAGGACCCAACCAGCAATAATCAGGTTATCCGCCGCGTACCGATTCATGAGGCATGTACCCACGTTGTATGGGACAGCAACAGCAAGCAGATGGACAAGAGCGATGCGATGCATTGCACAGTCATCAATGCTATGAGCCGTGACGGGTGGAAAGCGTTTGCTGAGAAGAACGGGTTCACTGAGGATGAAATCCCATCATTCCAGAACCCGGACATGAACTGGTTGTTCCCTTGGCTGACCAGTGACGTTGTTTATGTCGGCGAGTATTACGAGGTCGAAGAGAAGAAAGAGACTGTCTTCATTTATCAGGACCCGCTGACAGGTGAGCCGGTAAGCTACTTCCAGCGCGACATTAAAGACGTTATCGATGAGCTTGCTGATAAAGGCATGGTCAAGGTGGCAGAGAAGAAGGTTAAGCGTCGTCGCGTCTACAAATCAATCATCACCTGCACATCCATCCTGAAAAACCGTGAGCCTATCGCCGGTGAGCATATTCCAATCGTGCCGGTGTTCGGCGAGTGGTCATTTGCTGGTGATAAAGAAGTCTACGAAGGTGTCGTTCGCCTGACAAAAGACGGGCAGCGCCTGCGTAACATGATCATGTCATTCAACGCCGATATCGTTGCCCGCACGCCGAAGAAGAAGCCTATCTTCTGGCCTGAGCAGATTGAAGGCTATGAGTATATGTACGGCGGTAACGACGACTACCCGTACTACCTGCTCAATCGCACCGATGAGAACAATGGGGAACTCCCTGCGCAGCCTATTTCGTACATGGAAAACCCTGAGGTTCCTCAGGCTAACGCATACATGCTTGACGCGGCGACCAACTCAGTTAGCCAGGTTGCCACGATGGGTGTTGATGCCGAGGCTGCAAACGGTCAGGTAGCGTTTGATACAGTCAATCAATTGAACATGCGGGCAGATCTGGAAACGTTTGTGTTCCAGGACAACCTCGCAACTGCAATGCGTCGTGATGGTGAGATTTACCAGTCGATGGTAAATGACATCTACGATGTTCCTCGCCAAGTGATGATGACACTGGAGGATGGCAGCGAGAAGGAGGTTCAGTTGCTTACCCAGGCTGTCGATTATCAAACAGGCACCGTAGTAACTCTGAATGATATTCGCGGACGCTATGAGTGTTACACGGACACTGGTCCGTCATTCCAGAGCATGAAGGAACAAAACCGCGCAGAAATCCAGGAGCTTCTCGCTAAGGTTCCACCAGGTACGCCTGAATGGCAGATGCTATTGCTTCAATACTTCACATTACTTGACGGAAAAGGCGTCGAGTTGATGCGTGAATATGCAAACAAGCAGCTTGTCACTATGGGCCTGAAGAAACCTGAGACACCTGAAGAAATCCAGATGGTGCAGCAGGCGCAACAGCAGCCAGAGCAGCCATCACCAGAACAGACTCAGGCTCAGGGCGTTCTGTTGCAGGGGCAAGCCGAGCTTCTTAAGGCTGAGAACCAGAAAATGCAGATTCAGGTCGATGCTGCAAAAGTTGAAAGTGTCAACCAGCTCAATCAGGCGAAGATTGCAGAAATCTTCAACAACATGGACCTGGATAAGCAAGCGGCATTCAGAGACTTCATTAACCTCATGCAAAAGGCGCAGAACGAATCCGCAGCCGATGCACGAGCCAACGCAGAACTACTTCTGAAAGGCGATAGCCAGCAGCACACGCAGCGTATGGACTTCGCCAACATCCTGCAATCGCAGAGACAAAATCAACCTTCCGGCAGAGCAGCCGAGATTCCTCAATAAGAGAGCTAAATTATGTCAGATACCACCGAAATTCAGGAAGCTGAAGGCTTAAACACGTCCGGCAATCAGGCAGCGGCATCTGCTGATGGCTTAGTTGTCGATAATGCCAATGACAACGCAGGGCATGATGAAGGCTTTGAGGTCGTCCTGAAAGACGATGAGGCAAAACCAAAACAAGACCCGGCAACAAATGCGCACTTCGCAGCTAAACGTCTTGAGCGCAAACGTCAGCGTGAGCTTGAGCAGAAGATGGAGCAGGTGAAGCGTGGCGAGTTGCCGGAGCACATCCGGGTTAATCCTGAGTTACCGAAGCAGCCAGACCCAAATGATTATCTGTCAGATGACGCTCTCGTTAAATACAACTACGACAGCGCACTGGCAACGGCTGCATTCAACCGTGACCTTGCAGAGTGGAATCAGAAGTCACTCGATGCTCGCAGCAATGCAGTAGCAGAGCAGGGGCGCAAAACTCAGGAGTACACCCAGCAGTCAGCGCAATATGTCGAGGCCGCTCGTAAACACTACGACGCAGCGGAAAAGCTCAACATCCCAGACTATCAGGACAAAGAGGAAGCATTTGCACAGTTAGTTCCACCGCAAATCGTTTCTGACCTGATGGTGCTGTTCCCGGATAAGTCCGCCGCATTGATGTATCACCTGGGCTCTAACCCAGAGAAAACGCGTCAAATCCTCCAGATGAACCAGCAGCAAGCGCTGATTGAACTAACTCGACTCTCTGAACGTTTAACTCTCAAACCTCGCGGTAAACAGGTATCAAGCGCTCCCCCTGTAGATGAGCCCATTACTGGTGAAGTTGTCGCTGCAAACGTGGCTGCTCTCAAGAAGAAGATGGATGAAGCATCGAGCAAGGGTGACGTTGAGACCTATCGCAAGATTAAGAAACAATTACAAGGAATCCGATAATGGCTCTTAACGAAGGTCAAATGGTGACCCTGGCGATCGAT